TTCTCCGGGTCGTCGATCATGTAGAGGATGGGCAGCAGGTGGGTTTCCCGGGAGGAGCCATTTAAAAAAGCCGTCCCGCGCCGGAACAGCTCGTCAAACAGCCCTTCATTGATGTACCCCGCCGATGAAATGGCCAGGCCCAGCGGTTCCCGCCGGGCGCCGGTGCCGGAGGCCATGACCTCCCATTGCTTGAGCCCCCGCTCCCCCGGCCAGGCGGCCACCTCGTCCGCCACGTACAACATGGGGTTATAGCCGTCGGATTTGCGGTCGGCAAAGGGGAGCTTTTTCACGTGGGTGTTGCTTTCCTGGATGTATAACCCACGGCTTTTTGTGGACTTGGTGCGCCTGGCCAGATCCGGCTCCTGGGATACGTTGAACTCAAACGCCGAATAGCACAGATCCGCCTGGTCCAGCTTGGGGGCCAGGTAGTAAATATCAGACCCGAACTCCCCGTCCACATAGGCCACATAATTCCCGGTGCCGCCGGCGATCAGGGTCTTGCCCTGCTTGCGGCCCATGACCCAGAACACCTCGGTGAACTGGCGCAGGCCGTCTGGATCCACGATGCCGAAGATCAGGGAAAGGCTGGAGCGCTGGTAAAGCGACAGCTTCAGCCGCTGGGGCGCCAGCGGGCCCTTGTTGTGGTGGCAGTAGCGCTCCATGAAGCGGATCACGTTGGAGGCCTTGCGCTGGTCGAAGAACCAGGTGTGATCCTCCAGCCCGTCCAGGATGCGCTCGTAAAGGATGCGGATCCATTTTCCCACCACGATGGAGCCGTCGCGGATGCCCTGATAATACGCCAGGACGGCGTTTTCGTTTTCCATGCGTCAGCGGATGCGGAAGGCGTCCAGGGCGTCGGCCTCCGGCTGCGCTTTGCCGCGCTTGGCGATGATGTCCCCCAGGATCGACAGCGTCCGGTTGGCGCAGTCGATGTGTTTGGGGATCTCCTGGATCAGCGGATGGATGCAGAGATTTTCCCGGCCCTTGACGTACTCCTTGGTGACGGTCATGCCGTCGTCCTTGAGCTGCTGCCGCATCTGGGCGATCAGGGACGCCTCCTCGGCGTAGGTTTTCGCCGCGGCCTTGTAGTCCTCGTCGGCGTCCACGGAAAAAGTCCGGCCAAAGGCGATCAGCTTGCGGTAACTGGACGCAGGTGCGGCCATTTTTGATCAACTCCTAATAAGTCAAGGCAGGTCCTGGCTGGTCCGTCCAAAATCCCCGCGCGCCCGCACGAGCGCTCTTTTCGGAGGCTACGCCCGGAGCTGGGGCGGGGAGGGAGTGGGCGCGGACCCAGGGGGGCCCTGTTTCCCGGCCGGTGCTGCCGGCGCTGCGGATTTTTCCGGGCCGGGCCGGCCGTGAAGGCACATGGCGCGGCGAATTTTCCCGCGCCGGGTGGTTTCCTCCAGCATGGTGCCCCGGTGCCCTGCATGATGCCCGTCATGGTGTGCCCGGTGCTTTGCATGATGCGCGGCACGGCGCCCCGGTGCCCGGCATGGTGTGCCCGGCATGATGCCCGGCATGGTTTGTCCGGTGCCCGACATGATGTCCGGCACGGCTCCCCCGGTTACAGTTCCACGTGGCCCATGGCGTCGCAGCGCCAGCGGACCTGCGGCTTGTGCTCGGCCTTGTGGCAAGCATCGCACAGCGGCTCCAGGTTGTCCCAGTTGAGGGTCACCGACGGATCTGTGATGTTCTCCCGGGTGAGCCGGATCACGTGGTGCACCTGGGTGGCCGGCTCCGCCATGCCCTTTGCCGCGCACCGCCGGCACAGCGGGTAGCGCTTCAGGTACGCCTCCCGGCACGCTCTCCATTCGCCGGACACGTAAAACGCATAGGCGAACCCCGGCCGATGCCCGGCCTTTTCTTTGTGCACCCGCTCCCACCTCTGCTACAATCGGCGCACGCCCGCTGCACGCGGGAGAACAGCGCGGCAGCACCCACAGAATGGACGCAAAAAAGCGGCTCCCCATGAGGCCGCCTTTCTACGCTGCCATTGTACTATGTCAATACTGCCATTTACTGCCGACTTTCGGAAAAGCCGAAATATTCCTGGTAGATCCGGGTGAACTCCCGCAGCGCCATGCGGTGGAGTTTGAACACATAGTCCCCGCTGACGTGCACGTGCCGGGCGATGGCGGGCCACAGCAGGCCGTTTAAGTAGCGCTCCTCCAGGATCTGCTGCAGGCGCTGATCCTCCATTTCCCCGATCATCCACATGGTTTCCCGCTGCACATCCCGCAGGCGCTCAATGTCCCCCAGGATCTCCGCCTCCATGTCGGCGTAGGCGGCCACGGCCCGCTCGATGCGGCTTTCCCGGCTGCCGCCTCCGGGCATACCGGTCAGGCTGGCGGTGATCCGCTCGGCCTGCTCCTTCCGGCGCTGGATCAGCTGCTGCTTGGCGTTGATCCGCCGGGTGATGATCTCCGTCTGCCTGAGAAACTGTTTCGCTGAAATCATAGGCCCCTCAATCCCTCCTCACCATCAGATACACAAGGCCGAAAAGCTACGCGCTCGGGCTTTGCCCGAGAAAGCGACGGCCAGGGAATTTACTTAAGTTGCGCGGGCAAGCCGCCGGCGCTGGCCGCGCGGAGCATGGCGTAAATATAGCACCCCGGCAGCCAATCGCTGTACCGGATCACCGGCTGCTCGATCAGGCGGTAGCCCGGATATTTTTTCTCCAGGATGGCCCGGGCGTCGCCCTCCAGATCCCGGGCGATTTTCGCCGCGGCGGCCCGGCTGAATTTGTGGTCCGATACCGTGACGCTGGGCTGCTTCAATCCCTTGCTGGCGCCCCAGCTTCTGCGCATCAGCCGCTCCTGGGTGGTTTTCTGCTGGGTGATGTACCGGGCAAACCCGGCCAGGCCCTTTTCCTGCTGCTGAACCCGGTCCACCCGGGCCAGCCCATGGCCCCACAGTTTTTCGATTTCGTCCCGGGTGATCAGGTTCTCGGCGCTTGGGCCGCAGGACGGCCCCTGGGCCGGACGTGCGGAGATGATGCCGTGTAAATGGTGCCGCTGCTGGCCGTGCTCCTGTTTGGTTTCAATCACGTAGATATACCGCAGCACGGCCCCGCGCTTCGCCGCCAGCCTGCGCAGCCGCTGGAAAAAGTTGCGGACGATTTTCTGCATCTCCTCAAAGGGGCAGGGCCTGTCCATGGTTAAATGGGGCATCAGGTCGCCGGCGGTGAAATTGGCGTTCATCAGCCGCTCCAGCTTTTTCACGGCGTTGCGGCGGTTGATCTCCCGCATCTGCTCCGGCGTGCGCTTCCGCCTGGCCTCCCGGATCCCCGGCTCCATCATCACCATGGGGAAGATTTCGCACTCCAGGTAGTCCCCCGCCTTGATGGTTTTCGTCCGCTCCAGCAGGATGCCCCGTTTGCCCGGCCGCTCCGGCCTGGTGTCCAGAGTGTAGTCCGCCTCCGTGCTTACGTACCGCCGCATGGTTCCCCCGTCCTTTGCTGCTGATGTTGTCCGTCAGGGCCAAGGGAGCGCTGCCCCCTATGGCGTACCCCTGCCAGGGGCCAGCCCCTGGACCCCGTCCGCGTCCCCTGATGATTGATTAGTTAATATCCGATACAAGCCCCGAAACGGCCCCGCGGCCGTGTTGGTTTCTTCCTTATAGCAGGTGCTATATCAGCCCCATTGCTCCGCCATGGCCCGGGCGATGCCCGGAAACGTCTTGCTGCGTTCCTTGGCGTTCCGTTTGCTGCGCAGCTCATAGGCGGAGGAGCGTTTGCTGCTGCTCCCTACCCACAGCCCCCGCGGCTCCACCAGATCGGTTGGCACCAGCGGCGGCAGGCCCTCCAGCCACAGGCAGGTGCTTTTCCTCCATGGGTCCCCGAACATATACGGCTCAATGATCTGCGTATAGGGCGGCAGGCCCCAGATCTTCAGCGGCGATGGATTTTCTATGGCCTTCCGTTTGCAATCAGCGCCCAGGCAGAGCATGAAAAACTCTTTTGCCTTCCATCCCTTTTCCAGCCGTTCCAGATCCTTGACGGTGTGATCCTTATTGAACAGGCGCACGGCGCTGCTGTGCGTCAGGTAGGTGCAGGGCGGATGGGCGATCACCATGTCCCACCCCCCCTCAATTTTATGGCGCTGGCCGTCCACCGTCTGGAAGGTGCACCGCCCGTTGATGATCTCCCGGGCATCCTCCACGATGTGCCAGTCCAAATGGCCGTACAGGGCACAATGCTGCACGTCGCAGCTATACGCTTCATGCCCCCTGGCCCGGAACGCCTCGCACACCGCCTGGCTTTCCTCACAGGCTACCAGCACCCGCATCCTGGATCAGCTCCTCCATGGTGATCTGGTGCTCGGGCCGCCAACCCACGCCGATGTAGTCCAGCACGGCGCCCCAGCCCATTTCGATCATCCAAAATTCCCATTCCTTGGGGTTGCGCTCAAACAGCCGGTCGAACCGGTGGGGCCGCTTTTCCAGCTGGATGCCGAAGCCGCACATGCTGCACCCGGTGCGCTTGGCCCCGGTGGTGCGCAGCGCACCGGTATCATCCCGCCGGATTTCGCCGTAGATTTCCGGCACCGGCACATGCAGATCCAGCGCCAGCTGCAGCAGGTCCTGCCGGTTGAATATGGCAAACGGCGCGGAGCGGATGGTGGTTTCCCCGAAATAGTTGCAGCCGTTTCGCATCAGCGCCTTTTCCCGGCGGCCGCCCTCGCTGGCCATCAGGCCCAGATAGGGCACGCTGTTGTGCTCCTTCGCCCAATCGTCGCAGGGCTTTTCCTTTAAGTAGTAGCAGCACTTGCTGCTCACCTTGAACGGCGCGTCCTTGTAGCCCAGGGCGGCCCCTTCGGGATCCGCGCCGCCGAACAGCCGCAGCCACCGGTCGGAAAGCTGCATCCGGGTGCCGGTGCGGTTGCCGCCGTATTCCCCGGTTTCCCCGGTGATGATGGCATGGCGCACGGTGGCGTTTTTGTCGCTGGGGTTCTGGATCAGTTCGATTTTCGCCGCCGTTTCCTTGCTCAGCACCGGGAAACCAAATTCCCGGATGATGTCCGTTTTCTTCTTGCAGGGGTGCAGCCGCTCCACGCCCAATTGCTTGTGGACGGCGATGATGCTCTTATCCTCCAGCATGCTGACGCTGATGGCCGGCACGTCAATGCCGATTTCCCGCAGGAACAGCAGCAGCGTGATGCTGTCCAGGCCGCCCACGGACACATGGCAATTCAGCCCCCGTTTCCCGCACTCGTTGTAAAACTCCCAGGCCCGCGCCTGGGCATAGGCCAATTTGAATTCATACGGCTGCTGCTGCTTCACCCGGAACGCCGCGATTTTCTCATCCACGTGCAGCCTGGCGTTGCGCTCCAGAATGTTCTCCTTCATAACGTTCTCCCTCTGGCTTCGCGCTCGGGCTTCGCCCGAGAAAGCGGCGGCCATGCAGTTTTCCTAAGTTGCACGGGCAAGCCGCCGTCAGGCGGTCGCAGGCCGTGCGGAGTAGTGCCTTTCTGCCCCTCCGCTGCCGGGCCCCGTTGGCGGCTCCGGCCTTCCTCGCCGGGCCGGGCGTGGCGGCGGCAGCGGACGGGCGTCCGCGCTTTTCGCGCCCAGGTTGTACGCAGCGCATCGTGTGTATGTGGCACATCCGGAATGAATGATCAAGCAGGTTGGGTTTTTATCCTGTCGATTATCCACGCTATCATAACCATCCGTATTCAGTTGTTGGCGCTGGCCCGCCGCTGCACACGGGCCTCGGCCTGGTGCCGGTTCGCGGACTTGAACCGCTCCGCCTCACAGGGCGGCCCCCATGGACCGGCAAATTTTTTTGAATTTTTTTGTTTTTTCCTATTGACAATACGCCGCTAAGGGTGTATAATCAAGATGAAAACAGAAAGGGAGGTCAAAATCATGGAAAACTGGATCACCGTTGAATCCTTCGGCGCCGATGTGCCGGAAAACTGGGAAACGATTGCTGAGTACCTTAACGCCATCATCCGTGAGCGCGGAATCGAGGATGATCACGACGCCGTGAACGAACTGTGGGAAGCGTACTGGCAGGGCGATTTTCCTGAGGCCCCGGAAGCCCGTACCATCTGGTATGCGATCATGCAAGACCGCGATGATACCGATTGGGGCACCGGAACCCGGAACAAGCAGGAAGCCATCGAAAAGGTTAAGGCCTGGCGGCATGATGGTTACCCGGATGCCTATATCGCCGTCATCGATGAAAGCGGCAACGAGCCGATGTGCGTCGAAGAAATAACTGACTTGGACGTGGCGGGAGGATCTTCCGATGAATGATACCAACCTGATCCCGCTGCAGGCCTACGCGGAGCAGGTGGGCAAATCCCCCCGCAGCGTCCGCCAGAAATGCCAGCTTGGCACGCTGCCGGGGGCCGTGAAAATCGGCCGTGATTGGCTGATCCCGGCAGACGCGCCTTACACCGATACCCGTGTGAAATCCGGCCAGTACCGAAACTGGAGGAAGGAAAAGTCCGCAGAATGAGCGGGCTTTTTCCTTTTTCCCCCTCCGTCATCTTTCCCCGCAATGTGATGCAGGCTCCATCATAATCGCCACCCGCTCGTCCAGATCCTCCAGCCGGTCGGCGGCCAGGGCCAGGGCCTCCTTGTCGTTGGCCGTAAGACAGGTCCCGTAGTTGGCCACCGCCCGCAGATAGCGGATCAGCTCCACGTCGCTCATGGGCTCACCTCCCGCACCCGGGCCTTGCGCACCCGGTCGCCCAATTCATGAATGAAAGCCAGGCAATCGTTGAAGGATCCCACCACCGTCATTTTCCGTCCGTCCCGGGTTTTCACCCGGGCGGCGTACAGTTTCACCTGCATTTGTCCGCCCTCCTGACCAGCTCTTTCCCATACGCGCAGGGGCTTTCGCAGCCCCGGCAGTTGCGCACCGTGCCCCGGTCGCAAAGCAGGCTTTTCAATTTCCGATCCGTCACCGTCCTGGCATCGAAAATGCCCATGTCCTTCCAGGGGATGCCGTCGTCGTCGCCGGTCCTGGCCGTGATGATCCGCTCCAGGTGGTGGAGCTTTGCGCCGTTCTTGCTCAGCATCACGGATCCTCCTCCAGCAGGCCGGTGGCCGTGCGTTCGTCCTCCGCGTCCAGCGCCGGGTTTTCCCAGCGGGCGCGGGCCTGATCCTGGGCGGCTTCGATGGTGTCGCCGGTGCCGATCACCTGGTGGCCGCAGCGCGGGCAGCGGATCAGCGTCAGCGCCGGCGTGCCCAGATACTGGCCCAGCTCCCGAGTGTCCTTGCATCCGCAGGCCAGGCAGGGGCCGGGCTGGTATTCCGGGTCGGTTGGCGTTGGGTCAAACGTCCTGGAGTGGATCGCCATCCGCGCCGCCCCCTTTCTGCGCGTCCTGGATGGCCTGGCGCACGGCGGAGTAAATCATGCCCCAGGCGTTTTTCTTTTCGGCCTTGATGGTGTCCCCGATGGCCGCCAGGATGGCGGCCTTCACATCGTCCCCGGTGATCACGTGGCATGGATCGCCCGCCAGCCGCCGGGGCGCTTCCGGGGTTTCGATGGCCAGCTGCACGGCCTGCTCCGGCGTTCGGCGCTTCAGCCTGTTCTCCCGGCTCACCTGGTTGTAGGCGTCCCGCTTGCCGCTGGTGACGGCGTAGCAGGTTGTCCGCGCCAGGCCCAGAAATTCGCCGATCTGGCGGTCGCTCATGCCCATGCCGTGCAGGGCCTTGATTTTTTTGATCTGGTCCTCGGTCAGTTTCTTACCCATCGTCTGATCCTCCATTCGTTTCGCTGCTGTCGGTTGTATTCGTTCTGCCGGTCCTCCTTCACCAGGGCCCAGATCTCCGCGCTGCGGCTGTTCTGCCGCGCTTCGATGATGCCGGTGGCGGCCAGCGCCGCCAGCAGGATCACAAGAAAAATCATGCCTCCGCCTCCTCCAGCGCCCGGATCCTCTCCTCCAGATCCTGCAGCTGATCCCGCTTGTGGCGGATGTTGGCGTCTATCACCCGGCTCTGGCCCTCGTTTTTCGCCATGGCCATCAGCAGGATGCGGCAATGTTCCGCCTTCTCCTTCAGCAGATCCAGTTCGGTTTTCGGTTCGATGTTCATTTCATATTCCTCCCCACATACCAGTTGAGAAATCCCTCCGTGGGGATCTTCACCCGGGTGCCGATGAGCATCACCGGGAAGCCCAGGCGGCTGTTGGGTTTCCGCGCCTCCAGGCGCAGGGCGTGGGGATCGCTGCCGATGGCCGGCGCGATGTCCGCGCAGGTTAAGAACGGCTTTTCCGTTTCCTTGATCTCCTGGATGGTCATAGCATCGCCTCCACCATCTGCCGCTTGGCGTCCTCCAGCCGGATGCAGGCGTTGACGAACGGCGCTTTCACCGCTGCCAGGATGGCGTCGATGGCCTCGTCCTCCGTCATGTGGTTCTCCTCTGCCAGGGTGCGCAGATCTTCCCTTGTCATGGTTTCGTCCTCCTCTTTCGCTGCTGATTGTTTCACGTGAAACGCTTTATGCGTATTTTCTGGCGAAAATAATATTCGCCGCCGGGAACTGATAGACTTCCTCCATTTTCATGGCCATATCCCAGTCCGGGATCGTCTTTCCGGCCTCGTAGTTTGCCAGCGTAGCCTTGGAAATTCCCAGCTTTTTCGCGGCCTCCAGCTGATTCAGCCCCGCGTTCACGCGGGCCGCCGCCAGACTGATCCGAATATCTTTTTCCATCTGATCGCCTCCTATTCGTAATCTATTGTAATACGCTTTTTGCGTATTGTCAACTACTTTCTTAAATTTTTACGCTTTTAGTTTACAATGGTCCCCTTTATGCTATAATTTAATCGGAGGTGATGATCGTGGTATCGGAAAGCGCCCGCCTGATATTCAAAAGAAACCTTCACCGGATCGCAAAGGATCGGAACATGTCCCAGGTTGAAATTGCCAATGCGCTGAAGCTGACGCCCTCCACCGTTTCCGGCTGGTTCCTTGGCACCCGTTACCCCCGTATTGATGTGATGCAGCGCCTGGCCGATCTGCTGGAAGTGTCCATGCGGGACCTGATCACAGAAAATGGGGACGATCTGCGGCTCAGCTTCGATGAAAAGCACGTGATCAACCTATACCGGAAATTGAACATCCCCGGCAAGGAGTACATCCTTCAGACCCTGATGATGGCCATCGGAAATGAAACGTTCACCGCCGAAGATCCGCCTGTTTCCCTTCTGGGCGATCAGGAAATAAAGTAAAGGAGGACCCCAGCATGAAATACTTATGGATCTGCACCCTGATCGGCGCCGCGCTGACGGCCAGCGGCATCGGCCGCGGGAACACCCTGCAAACCATTGTTGGCCTGGTGCTGGTGGCTGTCGGCTTCGCCCCGCTGGTGCGGCGCCTGGTGCAAAACGTGAAAAAGCAAAAAGCGGAAAAAGCCCGCAAGGAACGCATGGCACAGCGTACCGCCGAAATCATGGCCCAGGAGATCACCTTTGATCAGCTGATCGCCCAGCGGCCGCCCCTCTATCACTATTACCAGCGCGGCGACCGCTTCGCCGCCTGGGTGTCCAATCTGCAGCCCGGGGAAAGGCTCTATCCGTTGTTCGATATAAAACTTGGCGGCTACACCTTCGACGATGGGATCATCGTTAACAACGCCATCGGCCGTGTGCTGAACGACTATCCCTACAGCCAGGTGTTTGTCTACCGGGTGGACGATGCCCCCTCCGGCACGTCGGCGGAGCTGGTGATCCATCCGATCCGATAAAAAAACCGCCCGCCCTGGGGAGAGGGCGAGCGGCCGCAGCTTTCAGCAGCGAAACAGAAAGGATGCAGCTTTATTATAGCGCATCCCGCCGAAAAGATCAAGGAGAAAACGGCATGGGAAAAACAAAAAGCCACGGAAACGGCCAGGGCACGGCCTACCCCTGGCACGGGGCCTGGATGGCCGCGGTGGTGCTGGGCTATGAAACGGTGGAGCGCCCGGACGGCACCTTCGTGAAGCGGGCCCGCCGGCGCAGGAAAGGCGGATTCAAAACGAAGCGGGAAGCCCTGGCCTATTGCGAAACGCTGCGCAAGGGCGCGGCGAAGCCGGAGCGGAAACCGATGAATTTTATCCAGGTTTACGAAGCCTGGGAAAAGGCGTATGCGGATAAGATCGTCAAAAGTACTTTGAACTGTTACCGGGCCGCGAAAAAATATTTTGCTGATCTCTATTTCTGGCCCTTTGATCAGATCGGTGTGGAGGATCTGCAGGCCTGCATCGATGAGTGCCCCTGCGGCAAACGCACCCGGGAGAACATGAAGGCCACGGCCTCCCTGATGTATCAATGGGCCGTCCCCCGGCACTATGCCGATATGAATTACGCCGAATACCTGATCCCCGGCGGCGACCAGGGCGGCACCCGCCCTCCCTTCACGGCGGCCCAGGTGGCGCAGATCTGGCAGGGCGCGGCCACCGTGCCCCATGCGGATTTCATCCTGGCGCTGATCTATACCGGCTTCCGGCCCACGGAGCTGCTATCCCTCCGGCGCACCGACTACCGCACGGCGGAGGACGGCGTGGAATACCTGGTGGGCGGCATCAAAACGGAGGCCGGCAAGGCCCGGGCCGTCACCATCGCGCCCCGGATCCGGCCCATCCTGCAGCAGCGCCTGGCTGCCGCGGACCCCTGGCTGTTCCCCCGGGACGACGGCCAGCCCTGCACGGAGGCGTATTTCCGGGAAAATTATTTTTACCCCGCGCTGGAGGCCCTGGGCATCCAGCAGGCCCCCGCCCCCGGTGCTCCGGCGTACCTGACGCCCTACAGCTGCCGCCACACGTTTTCCAATCTCCTGAAGGACGCGAAGGGCGCAGGCAAGGACAAGGCCGCCCTGATCGGCCACGAAAACTATACCACCACGGAAAAATTATACCAGGCCGCGGACCTGGAGAACATGAAGGCCATCACGGATCAGTTCTGACCCCTGCGCTTGGTGAGCAATAAGGTGAGCAATAGATTTATATTTTTCACCACGTCCCAAAACGAAAGCATAGAAAAAAGCCCGTAAATACGGGCTTTTCTGGTCTGGGTGGAGAGATTTGAACTCTCGGCCTCTTGAACCCCATTCATCTGAAAAATTGCGTGTTTTCTGGGTTTTGTGGCTGTTGGTGAGCAATAAGGTGAGCAATAGCGGGCCGCGTTTCCTTCAAGAGGGCGGCCCAAAACGAAGAAAAAGCCCCGCATCCGCGGGGCGTTTTTGTTGGGCCGGTTACGGCTCGGGCGGGTGGGTGTCCACCTCCGGCAGGCCGGCGAGGGCCAGCAGCAGGGCGGTGATGGCGCCGAATGCGCCGGCGGACAGGGCCGCCAGCCAGTTGACGTCGCCCAGGACCAGGGCGCCGGTGCCGATGTAGGCCAGCATGGCCTCGGCAAAGGTGCGGATGGCGCGGATGCCCGCGGCCTTGAACCAGGTTTTCCAATCCACCATGGTGATCCCTCCTTAATGGTGTTCCAATTGATCCAGCCGGTGCTGGGCGGATTTGCAGGATGCTTCCACCGCGCTGATGCGCTCCGCCAGGCTGTCCACCCGGCCGCGCGTTGTGCGCAGCTCCACCCGGATATCCTCCACGCCGCCGGAGATGCTGTCCAATTTCGCTTCCAGGCGGGCGTTGCCCGCCGCGTCCTGGCGCGTTTCCTTTCTTCCGTTGAGCACCAGCCCCAGCAGCGAAATGAGCACGGCGGCCAGGCTGATGATGGTGGCCGTTTCCATGTTGATCACCCCTCCAATACTTGATTGATCCAGGCGATCAGCTCCTCCAGCGCCCGGCGCTTGGCTGCCAGATCATTCCTGTGAACGGATACCCAATCAGGATCCCCTGCAGGCTGCGAAGGATCCTTGGGAGCAGGCGCGGCGGCGCCCAGGACGGCCCAGGTGTTGGGCCCGGCGATGCCGTCCTGATGAAGGCCCGCGGCCTTCTGGAATGCCTTGACGGCGGCGGCGGTTTTCGCGCCGAAGATGCCGTCGGCGTTGAGGGCATAGCCGTGGGCGTTGAGCCGCCGCTGCAATTCCCGGACGGCCTCCCCCTGATCGCCCTGGCGCAGGATGTAGGATTCCGCCGGCGGCAGGGCGCCGTAGAGCCCCGCCGGGATGCCCCAATGGCTGAACGTGGGCACGCCCAGCAATTCCCGGACTACGCCATAATCGTGTCCCTTGGCGTGGACGATGGTGCCGTCGCCCAGGTAGATGCCGGTATGGCCCATGCGGCCCTTGGATTCGTCGTAGCGGTACACCAGGCAGAGCTTATCCCGCGGGATGGTGCCGATCTCCCCCGCGGCCTCCCAGGCCGTTTTCGTCCATTGGCTGTGGGCCCCGGAGACCATCACCAGGCCCACGTGCTCCATGCAGCGGCGGGTGAGCTGGGCGCAGTCGAAGGCCGGCAGGCCCTGGCCGGTTTCCGCGTCCGCCCAGCGGCAGCCGGAGCAGGTGGAGGCGGATCCGCTCAGCCGGGGGCAGTTTTTGCGGATTTTCGCCGCGTAATCGGGATACTGGGCGGCCCGGGCCTGGCGGTAGTCCGGCGTGCAGGCGGCCCCGGTGGCGCCGTACACGTAGGGGCAGCCCACGCGGGACAGCGCCCAGGCTTTCGCTTCTTCCACTCGTGTCATTTTTCTCCCTCCTTAATCCAGCGCCCCATCCTGATCCCGGACGCAGGAAAGCAGGTGCAGGATGGAGGACGTAAGCCCCCAGCCGTCCTGCCCCTTGCCCTTGGGGGCGCGGTAGGCCTCCACCACGTACTGGTAGCGGATATCCGTGATATGGCTCCAGGCGCCGCTGGTCATCTGTTTGGTGTTGCCGGTGATGCCGAAATTCGGGGCCTTGACGGTGAGCGTGGTGCCGGAGATGACCGGAGCCTGGGAAACCACGTGGGTTCCGTAGGTGACGTTGGTGGCCGCCGCCATGGCGGTGGCGCTGGTCCAGTACACCTGGCGGCCGATGCTGGTGGCCTGGGCGGCCACGCTTTGCCCCAGGGCCTTGGAGCCGTCCACCGCCACGATTTCGCCGGACGGGATCTGCACGATTTCGTAGAGATACGCGCTGGCGCAGTAATCACACCGCCCAACCTGTTTGGTTTCGGTGTTGTACTGCGGGATGCCCAGGCCGCGCATGGCCACGAAATAGTTATAGTGGGCGAAATCCATCGGAATCGTCGGGGAAAGCGCCGCGCCCGTCACAAATGTTTTTGCCTTGGTGGAATACGCCGAAAGGGCGATGCCCAGATCGGCCACCAGCATCTCATCCGCCGTCCAGCGGTGGATCAGCTCCGCGTCCGGGCGGATGACGGCAAGCTGTGGCACAAACGGATAATCCACATGGGCCATATCGGCCCGGGCGGCCTGGATGCTGCCCTGGGATACGGATACGGCGTGGATGGTGCCCTGGCTGATGCGTTTGATCATGCGTCCTCCGTAAGCGTTATGCCGCCGTCACGCCGGAACGCCACCGGGATGGGGATGGCCTCATAAATGACCACCGTGCCGCTGCCGTCCAGGCCCTTGATTTCCACGGTCAGCGGACCGGTGGGAAGCGCCGCCGTTTCCTGCTCCGTCAGCGGGCAGGTGACGGTATCCTGGGCGATCTGCATTTCGGTTTCCCGCCATTGCCGGATCAGCCGTCGGGACGGCTTATCCGCCCACAGGGTAACCAGCAGCTTATCCAGGGCGTCCACGGATTCGTCGAACTGGATCACCAGGGGTTCGTTTGAGCCTTGAATGATCATGGGTTACGCCTCCACCTGGGCTTCCCCGTGGACGAAACAATCCCGGGCAATGATTTCGCCGCGCTCGTTGAGGATGATCGCCGCATGCACATCCAGCCCGGAAACGGCAGCCGCGGCCAGCACGGTGTGATATTTCTGGTAAGCCGCCCCGATGGTGGCTTTTTTGTCGGTGAGGTAGGCGGTTTCCCCCTGGGCGTTCGTTTGGATTTCTACGATGATATACATGATTTTCCCTCCTTACATTCTTTAGATCACGGATTCGTGCAGCGGGTAGGCCATGGTAAACTGCAAATATCCGGCCGTTGTGTTCCTGTGTCGCAGGGCCAGCTGATTGCTGGCATTGATGCTGATTGCCGCGGACTCGTTGGTATCGCGTATGGGTGCGCATGCGTAAAACGTGCCCGCCGGGCGGAAATTTTCCGGGATGGCTCCCACGACATAATAGGCGCTGCTTGTTGGCGTTTCATTGCCAAGCAGGTTCACGCTGAAAGTTAGGATGGCCATTTTCCCGATGCGGTAAAAATTCACGTTTCGATTGCTGGTGTTGATATAACCGTCTGCGTCCGCGGCGAACGTGGCGGCCGCGTTGGATTTTCGCCCGTTGTCGTAGATCAGCTGGTCGATCTGGTCCAGGTCGCCATTCAAGACGCCCACATCCGCCTGATCCTCGTAGGCTGGTTTGACCAGGCTATAGTGCGTAGTTTGTGTTGCCATAAAATCCCTCCCTCCATCAGAGCATGAGAATGATCTCCCGGAGCTGGTTCACGGCCCGGGCGTTGGCCCGGGTGATGACCTGCAGCGACGGGAGAATGATGTTATTTTCCGCGGAAAGCGGATCCCAGGAATTGACGAAGGCGGCGATGCGGCGGACGGTGCCCTGAATAGCCGCCATATGGGTGGGCCACAGCCGGTCCGGCGTGACGCCGGCCACCACATCGCCGCCCCAATCGGTGCGTGGGATATCGTAATAATCGCAGATGTTATCGAGGCAGGTCCGCAGCTCCATGATGTGGGCGGCCTTAACCGGGGTTTCGCCGGCGATGATGGGATCATCCGTCCAGGCGGGCGCCAGCACGGTGACGGCGGCGTCCGCCGAATAGGAAACGCCGGATGTATCCGTATTGGTGACGGTGACGGACTCAACGCCCGGGCTCATGGCCGTTTCCCTTCGCAGCACCACCTTGGCGGACTGCATGGGCGCCTCCTGCCCCACGATGTAGGGCGGCGAGGTGTGGACGATGAGCGATTCCTCCAGCGCGTCGGCGCCCAGGGTGCACAGGATGCGGGGCCGCGGATTGTACACCGCGCCGGCGTGGCCGGAGCGGAAGGTGGGCGGCGTGGTGCGCTCCAGCGCCACGGTGCCGGCGGTGGCTGCGGACAGGGCGGAATCGTAGTTGTGATCCGCGGCCAGGGCCTTGACCTTGTAGTACCAGGTATCGCCGATGGCATAATCGTAATCCATCCAGGACCGCGCATCCACGCCCACGGACGCCACCCGGGTGTAGGTGCCGTTGCGGGTGCGGGAGCGCCAGACCTCGTAGCCGGAAACGGGATTTTTGTTGCCGGACTCGGCTGTGTTCCAGGCCACCTTGATGCCGCCGTGATAGTGGATGTAGGACGGCGCGGTGACGGAGGTGGGCGGGAAACAGGCGGACTTGCCGGTGTGCTTGATTTCCAGGGTGATGACGGAACCGGCCAGGATGAACCAGTCTGCGTCGCCGCTACCGGTCTTCGAAAAGATCTCCAGAGCATCCAGGGTGTTGACGTCCGGCCCCGATGTGCTGTTCCATCCACCACCACCGCCGCCGATCACAAGATTAAATGTTTTTCCCTCATCGGATGCATCATAGTCAATCGACATCGGGGCATTATCTTCTTTAAACCAGTCCCACAGGCGCGTGGAACCGGCCTTCCGCTTGCCGATTGTAGCCTCGAATATATCATATCCGTCATCGGCATCGGTAAACACTCTTGTAGGGGTAATCTTGGTCGTTACGGTCCATTCCAGGATCTCATAATCGGAAATCGGCAGGTCCTGGGTGGTCACGTGGAAGTTGCCCGGGGCCGTATCATACTCCACGGTGCACGTGTATTTGAGGATGCCATAGTTTGCCACGGGATCCCCTCCTTACTGGTACACGTTGCCGATATAATTGGCCACCCGGTCGATGGAGGCGATCTGGGTGCCGTTGAGCCGGATGCGGAACACGGCCTCCTGGCGTTCGGAGCCTCCGGCTTTGAGATCATCCTGGACCAGGGCGGGATCCTGGGCGGCCTCATCGGAGGCGGCGTCGGAACCCTTGAGCACCCGGAAAACGTGGCTGTCCGGCGTATCGCCGCCGCCGCGGATGAAATCGGCAATCACCAGATCATGCCGGAAGGCGCCCACGGTGCCGCTGGCCACCGGCAGTTCGGCGGTGGTGCCGCCCTGCACCACGATGAGGTACCCCTGGTTGGAATAGCAGCCGGCGGCCAGGGAAACGGTGTTGTTATCCACCACGGAGCAGGCCAGCAGCTGATCCGCCAGGGTGATGCCGGATTCGCCGATGAGCGCCCGGTGCACCTGGGCATCGTCCTCGGCGAAAATGTGGGCCGCCGCGCCGGCGGGGGTGTAGATGGTAATCGCTTTCTGGGCCATGGAAAAACCTCCTTACGCTTCGATGAAAGAACTCCAGGTGAAGGCCGCCACCTCGTCCCAGGTGACGGTGTTGAGATCCTGCCAATACTGCAGCACCACGCTGCTTCCGGCGCCCATGAGGGCCGCCACGGTGAGGGAAACGGCGGTGCGGCCGCCGGCGATGTTGAGGATTTTTGTCCGCGCCTCGGTTTTCGCGGCCAGGCCGGTGACGCGGTCCCGGACGGAAACCAGATCGCCCAGTTCGATGGACAGATCAATGGCCAATTCGTCCACGCTGATCTGCTGGCGGGAGGAGCGCTCCCGCAGCTTATCCACGGCGGCTGCCACCAGCTCGTCCTCATCCTCGGCGTTGGGGTAATCCAGTTTCACGGTGCGCAGATCCGCGTCGGTGAGGGAGGACGGCCGCTCCAGGTAGTAGGTGTTGCCGATTCGGTACACATGGGCCACCTGGCGGGCGGCCAGTTCGCCCCGGCCCAGGGCCAGGCAATGGTTGGCCTCCTCCACGTTGCCGATTTCGGAGGAGAAATCCACCCCGTAATCCTGGGAGATTTCCACCTGCTGGCTGAGATCCGACACCGGGACGGCGGACACCACCGCCGCCGGGATGGACGGATCAAAGGCGATGGAGAGCCGCAGCCCCTTTTCCCGGAAAACGGACTGCAGGCCCGCCGCCAGGCTTTGGTAGCGGAAGGAGGCGGAAATGGAAACGCCCGCCGGATCGCTTTCCACCCTGAACAGGCTGCCCAGCTGATCCCCCGCCGCCAGGGAAATGGCGGCGTTGGCGTCCACATCCTCCAGCACCAGGTAGCCCTGGCCCGCGGGGGGATAGATGATTTTCTGGTGCAGCAGGCCCCGCCAGGTGGGGCCCTGCAGGATGATCTGGTGCGCGTCGGTGACGTGGCGCACCAGGGTGACGGGGCCGCCCCACTCGGTGCCGGGGGCGTACACATACTGGCCCTTGGTGATGGGCGATTCCGCCCACACCCGCTCCGGCAGCGTCATGGACCAGGTGTTGTCAATCAGCTTTGCGTCCGAGGCCACATCCACCTGCATATCCGCGGAAATGATCAAATCCAGCTGTCGGATTTCCCGCAGGTTGGAGTTGGCGTGGATCCAGGTCATTCCGTCCATTCGGGGGCGCTCCTTTGCTGCACCAGGCGGATGGACACCACAAAATCGCCGTTATACAGAACGGTGCTGTTGCCCACCGGCGCCGGCGCGAAAATATCGGTGCGTTTGTCGCGGTCATTGAAGCGGTTCACCCGCTGCCCGGTTTCGCCCACGGTGTAGATCTGCCGGGCGGGCTGATCAATCACCAGGTATTCGGTGGCCAGCACCTGGGCGTTGACCCGGTAGACGTTGGAGCCGATCTGGATGGCCGGGGTGCTGGCCGGGCCCTGGATGGTGATGATCATGGGCGTGGGCAGGTAGAAATTGTTATAGAGCTGCCGGGCGTTTAAGCCGGTGTTGTAGCGGTACGGATAGCGGAGGTTGTACTTTTTCGCCATATCGTTTTCCACTTCGCCGCCGCCGGACTGGGGCACGAACTGGAATTCCACTTCCCGGCACCAGAAGGGCCGCACGGCCAGCACGGTGAGGGCCTGGGTGGCGAAATGGCCGTTGCGGGGCGCGGAGGAAACGCCGCCCGCCGCGGTGAGGTAGCACACCATGTACTGGTCGCCCAGGTAAAGCCGCCCCGGCGTGGCGGAAACCAGATCCGGCTCCGCCACCCGGTGCAGTTCGTTGATCTTGTCCAGAAAGCCCTGGCGATCATACCCCCGGAGGCGCAATTCCAATTCCACGGTTTTGGGGAACCGGGCGAAATTGGTGGCCGCGCCGCCCATGCCGCTGGTGGAGTTTACCAGTTCGTAATCCCAGGAAAAGTGAAACAAGGGGAACACATCCAGGAAGGCCCGGCCGTCGCCCTGGAGGACGAAGGCGCGGCCCGCGGAGGACACATAGCGAACGGGAATATCATTCATCATTGCGCGTACCCCCTGACGGCGCGGCCCAGCTCGCGATCGTTGAGCGTGAGCACGATGGGCCGGTTATCCTGCCACGGGCTGGCCGCGGCGCTGGTTTCCCCCGCCACCCGGGCGGCCACGGAATAGCCGTCCACGGAGGCGGTGAGGCTGGACGGCGACGGCATCAGCCGGTCGTAGGCCGACTGCACCGCGCCGGCGCCCTTGGCGATGCCCTCGGCCATGCCCAGGGCCAGGTTGACGCCCACCTCGTCCCGCATCAGGCGGGAGGGCGATTTGATGCCAAAAAACGAGCAGATGCCATCAAAAATGCCGCCGATCCAATCGGTGATCTGGCTCCACAGCCAGTCCGCCATGGAGCAGATGCCTTCCCACAGGCCCTCCACGATGCGGACACCCACATTGAGGATCTCCGGCAGGTGCTCGATGAGGCCGTTGACAATGGCGGAAATGATGGTGGGCAGCGCCTCCACCAGCTTGGGGATACACTTGATCAGGCCTTCGCCCAGGGCTATAACGACCTTGAATCCCGCTTCCACGAACTGCTCGATGTTATCGGTGATGGTTTTCAGGATGGCCTCCACGTTCTGGACGATGGAATCCACGATCTTGTCCACGTTGTCGGCGATGCCCTGAGCGATGGCGAAGATCACCTGCAAGCCCATGTTGATCATTTCCATGCGCCAGGAAATGATGGTCTGCACGATCAGCGGGGCGATCTGCTGGATCACGGGCATGATCAGGGGGATGGTGTTGTGCAAGCCCTGCATAAAGCTGGTGATCAGGGTGGCGGCGGTGGACACCAGCTGGGGCGCCATGGCGCTGATCTGGCCGATCATCTCCTGCAAGAAGGAAAACACGGTCTGGATCACCTGGGGGCCGCCGGACTGCACCGTTTGCAGCAGGCCCTGGATGATGGTGGTGGCGGCCTGCATCATGCCGGTGAGGCCGTTGGTCTGGAAGGCGGTGGTGAGATCGCCGATGTAGCCTATGGCCGTGGGCAGCAGGGTGGTTTTAATGGAATCCGTCAGCGGCTGGAACACGGAGCCGATCAAGGAGGTCACGTTATCCTTCAGGGTGGAGAACAGGCCGGTCATGGTTTGGGACGCGGCCTGCATGCCGTTGAAAAACTGGCCGCCGGCGGAGGTGGCGGAAACAAACGCCTGCTCCACCTCCTGGACGGAGATGCCGCCCTTGCTCATGCGGTCCCGCAGCTGCTCCATGGATTCGCCGGTTTTCTTGGCGATCTCATTCAAGGGGTTGAAACCGGCGTTGATAAACTGCATCAGGTCCTGGCCGGTGAGCTTGCCGGCGGAGGACACCTGGCCGAACACGGTGGCCAGGGACTGCAGCTTTTCGGAGTTTCCAAGCGAAATATCGCCCAGCTGCTGCAGGATGGTGGTGGCCTTCTGGGCCGGCACCTGGAAATTGAGCAGCGTCTGGGTGGCGCTGGCCAGATCGGCCATGCCAAAGGGCGTGGCGGCGGCCATCTTTTTAAGTTCATCCACCTTTTTGACGGCGGCCTCGGTGGAGCCCAAAAGGGTGGCGAAATTGGTGGTATAACTCTCCATCTGGGAGTTGTAATCCAGCGCCACTTTGCCCAGGCCGGCGAAAATGGCCGCGCCGCCGGCGCCGATGCCCTTCATAATGCCGGACATTTTGCTGGCCAGCTGGTTGGCGGCGTTGTACACCGTTTGCAGCCCCTGGGCCAGGGAATGGGCCGCGGACTTGAGCTTTTCCATGCCGGAAGTGATGGCGGAGGAGGCCATCTGCTTCAGGGCGTCCTTGGCCTTGTTGGTTTCCGTCTGGGTGCGGCTCATTTCCGCGGACAGGTTGGCCACCACCTGCTGCTGGCGGTTGTAGGCGTTGGCGGCCCGCTCGATTTCCGCCGGATCGCCGGAGCGCTGGGCCTGCTCATAGGCCTGGGCCAGCTGCTGCAGCTTCTGCTGGGCGGCGGTGAGCTTCTGGGCCAGAATATCCATTTTCTGCTGGTTCTGCTGGATGATCTGGCCGTAGGTCTGGGCGCTTTTCACCGTGCCCAGCAGCCCCCGGTCGAACACGGACATGGAGGAGGCGGTGGCCTGCAAACTGGCGCCCATGGCCTTGGTTTGGGCGTTGATGGCGTTTAAGGCGGATTGGAATGTTTTTTCCCCATCCACCTGGAGGCCCAGGGAAATGACCGAGTTGGACATGGGATCACCTCAAGGAAAGAATGTAGTCCAGTTCTTCCGCGTCGCTCATGGGCTTGCGGTAGCGTGCGCCCTCCGCCTTGATCTGGTGGATGGCGATGAGATCCAGCAGGCGGGACAGGGGCATATCGTTGGCCTCGTCATAGGAAAGGCCCAAATGTAAACCGTACCAAAGGAACCACTCCGACGTCAGGCGCTGGGGGCCTGGGCTGCCGGAGTGGCGGCCGCGTTTTTTGCGGGCACCGCGTCCACCGTGCGCCCGGCGTTGATGCAGCCGGCGATGGCGGCCTGGATGGGCTCGTAGTCCTCCGGGCCGGTAATATCCAGCAGATCCTCCAGCGTGATGGTGGGATATTCGCCCAGGTGCTCCCGCGCAGCGAAGCGGGCACCTGCGTCGATCATCAGCTGGAGCAGCTTCATCGTGTTGGTGATGGGCATGGTGTCGCCCAGCTTTTCCAGGGAAATGCCCATTTCCTCCAGCCGGGAGAGGACCCGGTTGGTCATCACCAGCAGGTAGGTGTTGCCGGAAAGGGTGATTTTCGAGGTTCTGATCATGGGTTTTTGTTCTCCTTTTCCTGTTGTTGGTTGAATACGCCGAAAGCCCCGCGCCCTGGAAGGGGCGCGGGGTGCGTTTTCTTAGCCGGTGATGGCCAGCTGGGATTTCAGCCAGGCCACGGCGTTGGCCTCGGTTTCGAAATCCGCCACGGTTTTCCACAGCGCCGGGCTGGCGTCGTTGCGGAGGATGGTGGCGACCAGTTCATGGCCTTCGAACTCGATTTCATCTTCCTGGGTGGAAAGATCATCCTGGGGCACCTGGAACTGCACCTTGTGCAGCAGGATAGCCCGCCACTTGGTTACGCCGCCGACAATGGACTTGGCCACGGTGCCGTAGCCCACATAGGGCGGGGTCAGGTCCGCCGGGAAAGCCAGGGAAGATCCCGCGGGAGAGCTGACAGCGGCCACGGTCAGGCCCAGCACCGCCGCCACAGGCTCCAGGGGCAGGGAATCATTGGTGATGGTGAGGGTGCCGCCGCTGAAGGCCTGGGCGGATTCCGCGGGGCCGTTGTTGGCATAAAAGATGGCGGGATCCGCGTCCTCCAATTCAATGGAGCACTCCACCGCCTTGCCCAGGGTTCCGCCGTCGGAGTAGCTGATGGTGCCGTCCGTCACGGTGTACTTGGCGTAGAAAGACTGAGAAAGACCGACTTTTGCCATGGGTTATCTACCTCCTGTTATTTTGTCGATTTCCGCCACGGCCGCGTCGGTCATGGCCTGCTGCGCCCGGGCTTTGGCGTTTTGCCCGGCCCGGCGCATGAAAGGATTTTTCTCACGGACAGAGGATCCGCTCTCGATGGAGCGGGCGATCATGGGCAGCGGCACGCCGCCCGGGTATTTCTTGGTGGGGTGGGAGGAGTAGCCCTCCACGCCCACGGCGGTGGTGACCTTGCCGCCGGTGTTATCAAACCGGGCGACGCCCACGGCCTGCAGGAGATCGGCTTTTTCGTCCCGCGTCAAGTAGGCGCGTTTATCGCCTGCGCGGAGGAAGCCTTCCTGGGTGGGCAGGGCCTGGATTTCGCTTTTCACGGCCTCGGCCAGCACCCCGGCCCCGGCGTACACCGCGGCGGCCATGACGGCCGGCGTTTTATCGCCCAGGCTGCGGAGCATCAGGCCGAAATCCTCCAGCCCCTCGATTTTCATCTTGGCCATGGGATCACCAGCTTTCCAGCGTAAACACCCATTCCCAATGCAGGAGCCGGGTGTCGTCCTCATACTGGATGGAGTTCAGGTACCAGGCGCAGCCGGAAAGGCCGTTCAGCGCCGATTGGATGGCGGCCATGGCCTCCCGGTCCCGGGACGGGGTGTACAGATCCACCGTGCCCCGGGGGGATTGGTGATCCACATGATCGTCGGCGTAGTAGTGCAGGGCGCTGTCCACCGCCACGACGCCGTAGGCGCCGGAGGGCCGCTGGTCCCAGGCCGTTCCCGCGAAGGGGATGCCGGTCAAGCGGAGCGCGGCCAGCAATGCATCATACATGGGCGTTGCTCCTTTCCACGGTGATCTCGATTCCGTCTGATTCGGTGACGTAGGTGCGGATCACGCGGTACTCTACGCCGTGATAGCGGCAGCGCTGCTCCCCCTGATACTCAAAGTCATGGGAGAGGACGAACACCCATTCCGGCCGCAGGCCGTGGCCCATCGCCTCGTATGCCTCCCGCATACCCACGGAGCGGACGGTGCAAAGCACGTCCCGCGCCGTTTCGGTGCGGGGATCAAAAACGCCCGCTTCCGCGGGCGAATCGGTGATCAGGGTGAGCACATCCGCGTGGAGCATCAGGCGTCCCCCCAATCGGTGTAGCCGGTGGCCGTCATCAGCTGGGCCTTCTGCTCGTCATAGGCGGCCCGGAGCCGTTCATAATCCGCGGGAGAGCGGAAATGGGCGCGGCAGTAGGTTTTCACGGCCTGGAGGATCAGCGGGTCCTGGGTGAGGGTGTTATCCACCCCGGCGATGCCCAGATCCCCCAGGGCGGCGGCAATGAGGTCTGCAATCTCGTCATCATAGGCGGAGACCGTGACGCCCAGAGCCAGTTTGCAGGCGGAAAGCATGGGATCGTTGGGCAAGTGGATCAGCTCCTTTTGAAAAATAGGGGCGGGCGAGTGCTGGCTTTCCCGCCCCGCCAAACGGCCCGGAGGCCGGATGGTCAGTTGCCGGACTGGCCTTGGAAAACATTGTCGTGGAAGTTCTCATCGACGCTCAGGCGCATGATGTGCCCGATCTTGAGCCGGCTGTCGCAATACATCTTGTAGTCCAGTTTCTTCGCCCTCCAGCAGAAGGCCAGGTCTTCACCCAGCCCGGCGATCGGGAAGAAGGGGACGCCGTAAACGCTCATGGCTTCGGCCATGTCCATGGTCATCAGGACGCAGGCGAACCCGCAGCCCTCCACCTGGAACAATTGGTCCCGCGGATAGTCGAAATAGTTGTCCGCGTAGGGCATATAGCCCAGGCCCTCCTGCTCCACCCGGATATCCTTGTAGATACAGGGCTTGAACGGAGGACGCCGCCCGAAGCACAGACCGGTCACCAGCTGCTTCCCTTCGATGTCTTCCATCAGCCGTTCAAGCAGGTCGGGCTCGAAGGTCATGTCCGAGTCGAGCCACAGGATATAGTCATATCCGCCGGTCTTGAGCGCGTACTCCATCAGCTGGCTGCGGGCGTCGTAGACCAGCGTGCCTTTGAGCAGCTTGATCTCTGTTTCCCCCACCGGCCTCAGGTTCAGCAGGCACTCCACGAAATTGGCTTCCAGCTGGTCCCCGCAGGGAACAGCGATCAATGTTTTCATCAGGCCAGCACTCCTTTTGAAGACAGGACGGAGGAGCGCGCAGCCCCTCCGCCCGGGTTATTCAGTTGCCGATCAGGTGGAGCGGATGGCGCGGATGATGGCGTTCTGGTCGGCCAGCTTGCCGTCGGCCAGGGCCATGGCGCGCCAGACGTTGGAGCCCTTGCGGAACTCGGCGTCTTCGCTGCACTTGACCTCGGGATCCTTGGCGAAGTTGAACTTGTAGGCCTTGAGGTCGCCGAAGTACACTTCGTCGGTGGCGGCGTTGCCGTCCACGATGCAGGGGAAGCCCAGCACGTTATACTTGCGGGGTTCCTGGGGATCGTTCACGACCACGCGGTTGCCGGTGGAGTCGGTCATGCCCAAGACTTCGCCAAAGAACAGGGCGGGCGGCAGCACGAAGGACGCGCCGTTGTGGTACTGGCCGGGCAGCTTGCCGATGATGGCGCACAGGTCTTTCCAGGTCATGGCCGCCTTGGTGTACTTGTAGTCCGCGGTGGTCTTGCTGGTCTTGATGCCCAGGCATTCGCCGGAGGTGGAGCCGCCGCCGTTGAGGATGCCGGCGTCCACGGCCTTTTCGATCTTGTTGGCCAGGCGGGCGACCAGCCATTCTTCGAAGGCGTCGATGCTCATGGCGGACACATCCGCGCCGATCTCCACGGTCTTGATGAGCTTGTACGCACCCAGGTTCACGGCGGCCAGGGTATCGGCGGAGTCGGTGGAGGCGGTGCCCATGGCGACCCACGCGGCGTCGTTGATGGTATCCTCGGCGGGATAGCTCACATAGCCGGGGATGTGGGTGAGGTCGACGGCGGCGATCAGGGGGTTTTCCTCCAGCTTGTGGACGATCTGGTTCATCGTCTCGGTGGGGATCGCGGCGGTGGCGGTGACGGCGGTGCGCTCTTCAGCCGTCAGGGGCTTGCCCTGCAGCTTCTTTAAGAACGCGGAACGGTATTCCTTGCTGTCCAGTTCGAACATTTTGGTTTCCTCCTTAGCAGGCTCTTCGAATTTCCGGATGGTTTTCCCGGCCTCGCCGGCGGCGATGCGGGAGATGAGGCGGGAACGCTTTTCAGCGGTCTCGCGGATGGACGCCTTGCGGCCCTCGGCGGCTTCGACGATCTTCTCCAGTTCGTCGATGTCCTCCGGCAGCTTCTCGACCAGTTCGGGGTCGGCTTCGGGATCTTCTTCCCGCTCTTCCCCGCCCTCGCCCGCCAGCTGCTGCAGCTTGGCTTCCACGGCCTTGAGCAGTGCGTCGAGCTCTTCGACGCTCATGGCTTCGAGGTTAAATTCTTCCATGGCTTTTCCTTTCCGGTCAGCCCCGCGCCTGGATGGCACGCAGCCTGACCTGCAGAATGCGGATACGTTTTTGCCGCTGCGCCTGCGCGAGTCGCTCCGCCCGCTCCGCCTGGATCACTCCGTCCATGCGCTGCTTGCGCGCTGCGGCTATATCAGTCCCCGGGTTGGCGGGGATCGATACGGCTGAAACATCGTATAGTTTCCCGATGCGGGTGACGCGGGACGTGCGCTTCTCGCTGTCCCATGCATCCTCCAGCACGGTAAAACAAAAACTCATCCTGTCGATGAGCCCGGTGGCAATGGCCTCGTAGAGCTTGCGGCTCTCTTCGGTCAGGCCAAGGTCTGCCTCGATGAGCAGGCCGTGGTCGTCGGTGGATACGGCCAGGGAGCCGTTGCGCGTCCTGGCGTACACCATGCCGGTGTGGTCGAACTGCATGATGACGTCCGTCATATCGCAGCCGTCGAACGCGTGCCGGTCGATGACCTCGTATACCGGGTTGCCGTCATAGTCTTCATACAGCGGATAAGCCTCGTCAAAGGTGGAGGCGTAGCCCCTGACCTTGTAGCTCTTTTCCGCTTCCGGGTTCTGTTCCGCCCGCATGATGGGCATCGAGCGGTATTCCCGGTTCTCGTTCCTGGGCACGTTGATCCCTCCCCTCAAATGTTGATCTTCTCGAGGCTGATACCATTGGTATCCTGCCCCTGGTTTCCGGTCTCTGCCCCGGCCTGATCTCCTGCATCGAGCACCTCCTGCTGATCGGGATCTTTGTACTCGCCGCGCACGAGGAATTTATCCCCGCCCTCGATGGGCGGCAGGCTCCAGATCTCCCGGATCTCGTTGCGGTTCATGATGCCGCGGTCGGCCATCTGCGCGGACACATTCAGCTTTTCGGCGGTGGACGCGTACTGCAAACGATTCGCCGTGACGGTGACCAGGTTGCCGTGGGCGATCTCGATGGGCGTGAAGGTCATGCGGGTGAGCGCCTGCGAGAGCTGCACGGCGAAGGGCTCCAGCGCGCCGTCATAGAACGCGGCCCAGCTGTCGCCGACGGCCTTGTTCTGGAGCACGTCCATATTGACGCCGAAGTAGTTGAACACGCTCTCCTGGATGAGTTTCATCTGGTCGGCGTCCACCACGTAGGGCTTCTGCTCGATCTGCTTTGCGTCGGTATAGGTGTTGGGGAAGAGCAGGATGCCGCCGGACTCGCCCTGCAGGTTCTCCCGGTTGAAGCGTTCGCGCTCTTTCGCCACGTCCTCCGGCTTGGCGAAGTTGCCCAGCTTCGCCATGAACCGAAAGGTCGCTCCGTTCTTGATGCCCTCGCGGATGCCCTGCTGCTGCATGGAGATCAGCTCCATGGTGGAGCTGAGGGCTTTGTTATCCGAGCCGAAGATGTCGTCCTCGTACTGGTAGCGCGAGAGCATCCCTACCCTGTCCATCTCCACGCAGCCGATCTGGCCGTTGCGGAATGAGTACTTGAACCAGGCCTCCCCGTCCACGTCCACGACTTCCGTCCGGGAAGGGAGCACCGGGAAATAGCCCCGCAGCTCCGGCTCCCCGCGCTGATCCGCGCCCAGCACCGGCACGACGAACGCGTTATTCTGCATATAGAGGATGGTCGCCGTACGGTACAAAAACTGCGAGTAGGTCATCCACGCGTTGGGGCCGGAGCGGATCTGCGACTTGAGGCGCGGATGGGCGGAGCCCTGGATGCCGATCGCTAGCTTGGAAGCGTGCCGTGCGATGGCGTCGATGGACGCCCGGATCAGTTCGCTCTCATACAGCTTCCCGCCCCAGGTGGTGAACACCGGGGTGTACGCTGTGAGCGTCTTGAAGACCCCGTCCGCCTGCGGCGCGGCTTTCTTCTTGCCGAAGATGGATTCAAAAAGTCCCATGAATTTCACCCCGCGTTGGTTAATTGCGGGCCCAGCTCGGCCCAATGGGTTTGACGCATGCACAGCGCGTCCAGGATGGCGGCCACGCCGTCCACGTGGGCGTTTTTGCTCACCTTCACCAGCTTCTTCCGCGGGTGGGTGGTGTTGCCGGTTTCGATGTACTGGGCGGCGTCCATGAAATGGATTTTCAACAGGTCGTTGTCATCGGCGCATCGGAGAGCGCCGTTTTTGAGCAGGCCCTCCAGGTTATCCTGGATGCCGGTGAGGTTGTAGCCCTGAAAAACCGAATCCATGTGGAACCCGTACTCCTTCATCTCCTGCACCAGGTACTGGGCGGAGTAGCGGTCGTAGCCGATCATCAAAGGGAAGATCTGGAAATCCTCCACCAGGGAGCGGTACCAGGAAAAACAGTCGTGATAGTCCACGAAGGCGTCCCCGGACAGGGACAGCAGGCCCCGCTGGATCATAGCGCCGTAGGGGATGCCGTCCCGGTCGGTGGCCTCCTGGAGTTTTTCCGAAGGCAGCCAGAAATGGGCGAACACCCAGAGCACGCCCTGGCGCTCGATGAGCACGCAGGCGGCCGTCAGGTCGGTTGTCTGGCTCAGGTCGATGCCGCCCAGGGCGTAGGAGTTGCGGAAATCCTCCAGCGTGTAATGCCAGCCGAAAGCCTTTTTGATGGTGGCGGCGGCGAACCAGGCCTGGGAAGAGTTTTGTTTGATGTTGCAGTATTTGGTCAGGAACTCGGTGCGCTTGGAGATGGATTCCCGGGCCTTTTCGATCTCGGAGAGGATGAAGCGCACCGGCACGGATTCGCCCAGGCCCGGCAGGGCCTTGCGCAGCTCGTTGATGTCGTCCCACTTCTCCGGGTCGTCGATCATGTAGAGGATGGGCAGCAGGTGGGTTTCCCGGGAGGAGCCATTTAAAAAAGCCGTCCCGCGCCGGAACAGCTCGTCAAACAGCCCTTC